GAGAAATCAACGCCGTCATACATCATTTGGGTATGAACAACCATTGCGTTGTTCTCTGACAGCACGGGAAACCACTTCATAATGTCTTTGGTTACTTTGTTCATGTTAAGCACCTTGCTTTTGACCGTTACGCAACCAAGCATCAACAATGTCCATACCCGCATTGGCAAAGTCAATCATCTGCTCGTCAGTGTCAAACTCAGGCATAGACTCAAAGCCAAGCATATTGGCGTCACAATAGTCATGCAACTCAGAAAACGTCTTGCAGTCAGCTAAGACGGTATCCTCAAGGATTTCTTTTTTGATGGCGGCAACATAGATGGCTAGTGTTTCTTTGTGACTCTCAACCAATGCGCAAACTTCCATCCACTCGCCATTGGTTAGGTTGGAGATCATGCCGCCGTTAACTGAAACGATTTTAAAGCCGCCATCATATTTGACGAATTCAATCTTGTAGCCGCCAACATTCAAAGTCTGAATTGGGAGGGTAATTGAGTATGAGTCATCAATTGCGTATTGTGCTGTCATGTTATCTCTCACGGTTTGATTAGATCAGGTTGGTGTGGTTCGTCCACAAACAAATAGTAGCACGATTTCACACAATTCAATACAATCTATCAATTATTTTCTAGGGGTTTTCCCTTGTTTTGATAAAAATGTTGTTTTTAGTGTGATTTTGATACAATTTGAGGATGGATAACTCAAAGTCTAAAGTAGACAAAACTAGACCGAAGACTGGCGGCCGTGCCGTGGGCGTGCCTAACAAGGCCACAACGCTCGCCAGAGAGGCTTTCGCGGCCTTCGTGGATGGGAATGCCCACCGCATGCAAGAGTGGCTTGAGCAGGTCGCTGTTGATCCAAAGCACGGTCCGAAGGTTGCTATTGAACTGGTGCTGCAGGTCAGCGAATACCACATCCCAAAGCTCGCTAGAACCGAGCACGTTGGCGACGGTGGCGGCCCGATGGAGCTGCGGGTGTCTCTAATTGAGAAGATTGCAGCCCGACGGCTCAAAGATGGCTGAAGAGTTGGTCGAGCTCAGCATTGATGAGTTGATCATGCTCGACTGGCGTGAGTCTTGGTATGACACAGCACGCCCTAAGCAGATCATGCCCGACGGCGACTGGTGGACGACTTGGCTCATCTTGGCCGGCCGCGGCTGGGGCAAGACCAAGACCGGGGCTCAAGCGATCGGCTGGTATGCGGCCACCAACCCCAACACCCGATGCGGCATTATCGCCCCCACCACTAATGACGTAAGAGCGGTTTGCCTTGAGGGTGAATCCGGGCTGATGTCTATCCTCCCCAACTCAATCATATCCGGATACAACAAGTCATTGCTTGAGGTCACCCTCAAGAATGGCAGCATAATTAGGGGGTTCTCAGCCGAAGAACCTAGCCGGTTACGCGGGCCACAGCACCATATTGTTTGGGCTGATGAGGCCGCGGCGTACCAGTACCCGGACGAGGTCTGGTCAATGATGAAGTTTGGCTTGCGCTTGGGACAGAACCCCAAGGTGATTGTGACCACGACGCCTAAGCCCATTGACTTGGTGCGCCAATTGGTAGAAGAGGCTGAGGACGATAACTCCTCTACTATTATGACTACTGGCTCAACCTTTGAGAATGCTGATAACCTCGCCAAGTCATTCATCGACGAGCTCGCCCAGTTTGACGGCACCACGCTTGGCCGCCAGGAGCTTTACGCTGAGCTGATCTCTGAGCTCGAGGGCGGCATCGTCTCCGAGTCATGGTTCAAGCTCTGGCCATCCGATCGCCCGCTCCCTCAGTTCGAGTACATCGTCCAGTCATACGACTGCGCGACCTCGGACAAGACCTCCAACGACCCGACCGCCTGCGTGGTGCTCGGGATCTTTCGCCCGTCGCCTGACAAAGCGATGTCCGCGATGGTGATCGACGCGTGGTCAGAGCACATGCTATACCCTGACCTGCGACCCAAGGTGATCGAAGAGGCCACCTCTATATATGGTGACGAGAACGAGTTCGGCAACGGCAAGAAAGTCGATCTCATCCTGATTGAGGACAAGTCCGCGGGCATCTCGCTGATCCAAGACCTGCAACGCGCCAACCTGCCCGTGCGTAGCTACAATCCCGGTCGTGCCGACAAGACCATGCGCCTGAACTTGGTCGCCCCGCTCATCATGCGTGGCAGGCTCTACCTACCGGAGTCCGAGGATCGCCCCGGCAAGCCCAGGCGTTGGCTCAACCCGTTCGTGACCCAAGTCTGCTCCTTCCCCAACGCCAAGCACGACGACTACTGCGATGCGCTCTCGCAGGCGCTCAGGGTGCTACGTGACATGAACTTCATTGAAATTGACCCAGTTGTGCATTATGATGACGAGTATGACGAGGATCGACGGATCCGACGTGAGAATCCTTATGCGATGTGATCATGGCTAAACCTAAAGGTACGCGAACATCCAATATTCACACCGTTTCAACGCCTGCGTTGCAATCTGTGCATTTTGGTAGACATAGCTTTGATCCGCGCTTTGATGCTCGCACCAAAGAACAAAAGCGTATTGATGACACCATTGCTCAATATGAACAAAAATCAAGCCCACTAGCACCCCAAGTTTCGCTCGTTGATTATGAGGGCTATCCCTTTGTCACTAGCATGGCCGACAGGAACGCCGCGGGGCGCATACTGACTAGCATTGATGATGTGCAGCTTTACCGCCCAGTTGAGCAGCAAGGCGGTCAGGACTATATGTTTTTTAACCCCGGTCAGGTTTGGGCATCAGGCCGAGCTCCAGTGTCAGGCATTATGACAGCCGCCCAAATCATGAGAGAGGCGACTGGCAAAAACCCCTTGTATTTGCCTTGGCGCATGTCACCCACGGGCGGTGATTTCGGCGCAATCGCTGGCGAGGCAATGCTGTCTCATGCTGAGTCATCACTAGGCTCAGGCCTAAAGCGTAAGATTGACCGTGACATCAAGAAGTTCATCCCAAACTGGAAAGGGATTGATAGCCCTGAGAGCTATGATCAATTCAGAGCCGCACCAGACAAGATGCGCAAAGCTCTGATGCACATGATGGATAAAGAGTATCGCGATCAGGGCACGCTAAATTATGGTCAGGCTCGCCTGTCAGCAACCGATCCGAATCAATTTAATGCGCCGCAGCTAGAGATACAGAACGTCGGTCAGATATGGGCAGACAAGCCTGTAATTCAGAAGTCTGGGCATAGTTATTATCCATTTGGCGTGCCGGGCGAGGGCTTGGGCGTAATTGAACGCCCCCATAATATTTATGAGCTGTTGCCCCAAGTGGCAAAAGATCGAGGGGTAATAGACCCCAAGAATCCAAGCCATGATGACAGGCGCTCAATGGAGTCAAACATTCGCGCTGGCATCATTGATGACAAACTATTGAAGTCACTTGGTTATGCTGCTGGCGGCCTAGTAGACTCCGCCCCTGAAGAGGCGATCAAGAACACAATCAAAGACCCCCAAGCGTTCAGAATGCTTGACATGGATCTGGCTAACTTAGCGCTGATGAGTCAGCAGCCACCGCGGCGCATGGCTGGCGGTGGCAAGATGAACAAAGACGAAGACCTCTTCGCACTCAAGCCCCAACCCAAACCAGCCGTACCAACAGTGCGCGAGCTCGTTGCTGAGATCGGCAAGAGCCCATCGCGCTATGAGGCGAAATACCCTGCAAAGGACTTTACGCCGCTCGAGCTGCAAGCGTACCGCCTGATGCAGGCCGCAAAGGCGACGCCTGACGCTAACCGCTACCTTGAGTCGCTGAACCCATACTTTGACTCGCAGCTTAAGTTTGACATCGGTGCAGGAAACGACGCAGGTTACGTTGAGCCTAAGGTGCCCAACCTTGCGGTCGTGCAGCAGCTTCAAGACATAAAGAACACGATCCCCCACGAGCTCACGCACACGCTGCAGCTTGGCAAGGGTAAGGGCACCGAGCTCGAGCGCGACAGGCAGGTCATGCAGCGTGCAAAAGCCCTGCCGATTGAGACGCAGAAGACGATGATGCCATCAGGCAACCGTTATGAGAACATGAAAGAGACTTGGGCGAACATTAACGCCCGGGCGCACGAGGTCAACGCAGCCGGTGGCGACTTCATTAACTCGCCCGAGGGTCGTGCGCTGTTCCCCACGCCAGAGATGCAGCGCGAGTACTACACAAGGTCAATGCCGGGCGTGAACAGTCTGACGCCCAGCACGGGCACGTTTGTTGCCAATACATCCGCACCCGTAGACCGATCCAAGCAATCGTATGCACAACAAGCGCTGCGTGCCTTAGGGTTCGCAGAGGGCGGCATCATCCATATGGCCGGTGGCGGCCGCCCCCCGTTGCGATCCCTAGATGAGGTGCCCTCGGACGAATATTTGAAGGCCGAGATCGCTCGTATCAACGCCGCCCCAACGGTGCGTGCAAACAGCGCCGATGAGACCGCCAACTACGCCCGATACGTGGCCGAACGTGCAGGCCAACCAATTGAGATGCCCGCACGTCCTGACTACACCCCTGGTTTCTCCGTGCTTGAGAAGCCGACCTATGGCTCAGAGGTGCCAGGCACCACGCCCACGGTTGATCAGCAACGCTATGAGCTCACCATGCGAGGCCAACAAGAGGCCGCAAATAAACGCTACCGCGCCCAACAGGGCGACGCCTTGGCGGGCATGGATCCGACCGGCACGTTGGCCGTGACCGACGCCGCACGCACGATGGGCTTGGGGATGCTTGCCCTGCCCGTCCACGCAGGGCGCACGGCGTTCCACTACTTGCAGCACGGCAACATGAAAGATGCGCCGACTGGCAAAGATTATGAAGAGTTGATGTCTCCGCGCACCGCAGAGGGCGCTGAGCTGGTTGAAGAGGTAGGAACAATCGGATCACGCCTGACAGGCTCAGAGATGGGCTTTGGCATGAACCCAACCTTGTGGGCGCACACACCTCCGACCGTGGCGCAGATGCGTGCTGGTTTGAAGTTAGGTGCGGAACGCGCCGCCCCGGTCATCAAAGACATTGGTGCAATGGCGAATGAGCGTTACCTGACAGGGCAGATGCCTGGCATGGTTGCACCCGCCTCGCCCGTTACCACCTGGCACGGCACTCCGCACAACATTGAGGGCAACAAATTTGATAATTCAAAGATTGGCACAGGCGAGGGCAACCAATCTTATGGCTATGGCCATTACTCGGCTGGATCAAAAGGTGTCGGTGAAAATTACAGGGATACTCTGTCTGTTGACCCAAACCAAGCATCAGAAAATATAAAAGAATCAACGCTAAAAAAGTTTTTACCAAATGAATCCCCCAATGTTCAAGAGCAAATCAATGGGTTTTTGAGTGGTCTAGGGTATTACGATGATTTCAAAGTAACCATCATGCGTGAGGGTTCTGACGCATTTAAGGCGGCTCTGTTAAAAGAAGAGCCGTTATTATTTTCAGGCGGCAACCTCTACAAGATAGACATCCCAGACCCAGTCGTTGAAAAGATGCTGGACTGGGATAAGCCGTTGAAAGATCAAAGCCCTCATGTCCAAAAGGCATTGGCAAAGATTGCTCCTGACTTGTATAGTCCAAATAGCCCAGACTACGATCCTAGTGAAACTGGCGGGATGATCTACCAAAGAGTTGTCAGCATCGCCAACTCAAAGGTATCGCCTGAATGGATAAAGAAACGTGACCTGTTAATGAAAAAAGTTCAGGTTGAGGGTGATAGCGCCATGCCTGAGCTGACCGCTCATCTAGACACGTTTCCAAGACCAGACAAATTAGGTAGTGAAATGCTCTTAAAGAATGGCATCACGGGCAATAAGTATCTTGACGGCGGCAGCCGTGGTGTAGGATCAGGCACTCACAACTTCGTGGTGTTTGATCCCAAGTATGCCAAGTTCCTTGAAAAGAATGGTGAGGCAATTGAGCAGCCGAAAGCTACTTCTGCCAAGCCTGAAAAAGCCCTTGCCCCCGCGAACGAACAGGGGTTCTACTCGCCTACCGAGGCGGCAGCGCTAAACCTGCAGCGCCAGTCAGGCAACGGTCAGGCGTTCCTGAACGACCTTATGAAAGGCGAGAACGTAAGCTCTGAAGAGATCAGCGGTATGGGGCTTGATACATTCCTGAAGGGTAGAACTAGCGTCACCGCGGCTGAGGTGCAGGACTACATTGCGCAGAACAAGTTGCAGTTGGGTGAGGCTAGGTATGGTGCTTTAACTAAAGATATCTCTAAATCTAGAGATGCATTTAAAGCATATGGGCAAGAGCTTGCTAGTAAGTACGGCATACCCGAAGGACAAAATATCTCAATGTACGCAGGATTAAAAAACATACCTGCTGAAGAAATTGCAAAATATGAGCGGTTACAGAATGAATGGCTAGATCAACAGCCAAAAGCCGCTAAGTTTCCAAAATGGCAACTGCCCGGCGGCAAGAACTACCGCGAGGTGGTGATTACGTTGCCGACAGAGGGAAGAGGGTTGAGTGAAATTGAGTTGGATAAAATCAATCGTAGATTAGTTGATCAAGGATATGATGGGCTTGGTGAAGAGCAACGCGCCGTTGCCATGCGTGGTGGTAATGAAGCGATGGATATGCTGCAAGATTTAGAAGATCGTGTTGGCATACGAACTGACGATTTAATGAAAGCAATGGCGGGTGGTGATCCTAGAACACAATACCGTTCATCTCACTGGGATGAACCCAACGTGCTTGCTCACTTGCGCATGAGCGACCGTGTCACTGATGGCAAGAAGACGCTGTTGGTCGATGAGGTGCAGTCTGACTGGCATCAGGCGGCGCGTGACGCAAGAACCGCAGAGATTAAACGGCTGATTGACACATATGGTGTGTCAAAAAAAGACGCGCAGAAAGCAGTGCCTAAGGACTTTGGGTATAAATTGTCTCCTGAAGTGACTGCGAAAATGGATTCTGAGTATCGTGCATTGGTTCATAAAAACGCAGATGCTGTAACGCAAGGTTTAACACCTGATCCAAATGATGTTGCAAGAGCAAAAATGCTTGAGAATCAACTTATGCAATCTGATTCATCAAGAATACCCGACGCCCCATACAAAGATGATTATTACCAATTAGCCCTAAAGCGTGCGATCAAAGAAGCGATTGACGGCGGCTACGACCGTGTGGCATTGCCGACTGGTGCGAGGGTCAATGAGCGGTTTAGTTTGACTAAGCATATCAATGAAGTTCATTATTCAGGGTCAAACCTCAAAGCGTATGACCACAATGGGAAAGAAGTGATATCGGAAACAGGGGTCAGACCTGAAGACTTGCCAACGTATGTTGGCAAAGAAACCGCAAATAAATTGTTAGAGCAACCCAAGCAGGGAACATTGCGCTCACTAATTGGGCAAGACTTAGAAGTCGGCGGCGAGGGTAACAAAAAGTATTACGACGAAATCTATCCAACCTACCTCAAGAATTTTGGCAAGAAGTACGGTGCGAGTGTTGGTACAACTTATGCCAAAACAGACATTCAAGAGTGGCCTTTCCCTATCCAAATTGAAAGTGACGGCAAGAACTTTTGGCTGTTTGGTCAAGACCCAAGAATTGACAAGAAAGCCAAGCTGTCAAGCAATTTCAGTTCATACGAAGATGCCAACAAATTTCGTGATTCGATGTACGAGGGGAATACTGAACCCCTGCATTACATGGACATCACCCCCGCGATGCGCAAAGAATTCAGCACTGGCATTCACATGAAGCGTGGCGGCAAGGTGTCATTCGCATCAAATGTTGACGCAATGCGTCATGAATTAACACAAAGGCAATAACTATGGCTACTGAAATGCCAATCCCTCAAGACTACGGTCGCTTCATCCCGCCCGCGGCGCAGGGTGACAACGAGTTTATAGACAGCGAGTTTGGCGACACCGCCGAGGTTGACCTATTCAAGCAGCCCGAGGTCGAGGAGCAGGAAGACGGCTCAGCCATCGTGCGCTTAGAGGACGACTTGCTCGGCCCTGACGACTCGCCTGACTTCTACGAAAACCTTGCCGATAGCCTGAGCGCGTATGACCTATCGGGCATTGCGTCTAAGTACATCGAGCTGGTTGAGAAGGACAAAGACGCCCGCGAGGGGCGAGACAAGCAGTACGAGGAAGGGTTACGCCGCACAGGGCTTGGCCAAGACGCCCCCGGCGGCGCATCGTTCATGGGCGCAAGTAAGGTCGTGCACCCCATCATGGCCGAGGGCTGCGTAGACTTTGCAGCTCGAGCGATCAAGGAGCTCTTCCCGCCAGACGGTCCCGTTCGCTCAAAGATCCTCGGCGAGGTGACTGAGCAGAAGACAATGATCGCCGAGCGCAAGCGCGATTACATGAACTACCAGTTGACCGAGAAGATCGAAGAGTACCGCGACGAGGAAGAGCAGCTCTTAACCCAGTTACCACTCGGTGGCTCGCAGTACATGAAGATCTGGTACGACGAGGGCAAGCGCCGCCCCTGCGCTGAGTTCCTGCCGATTGACAACGTGTACCTACCCTTTGCCGCTGCTAACTTCTACACCGCGTCGCGTGTGACTGAGGTCAACGACATCACGCAGGACGACTTTGAGGCACGCGTCTCATCAGGTCTGTACATCGACCTTGATATCTACCGCGCAAGCCAAGAGCCCGAAGAGTCTAAGCCCGAGAAGGCAAACAACAAGATTGAGGGTCGCAAGTCAGAAGCCGACAACATTGACGGCGTGCGCCGCGTGTTCCACATCTACACTTGGATGGAGCTTGAGGACGACCCGAAAAGTAAGGGCGAGCGTGCGCCGTACATCCTGATGATTGATGATTTGTCCTCTGAGGTCGTGGGTCTGTACCGCAACTGGGAAGACGGCGACGAGCTCATGACCAAGCTTGACTGGATCGTTGAGTTTAAGTTCATCCCTTGGCGAGGTGCCTATGCCGTTGGTTTGCCCCATCTTATTGGCGGTCTGTCTGCTGCTCTTACTGGTGCTCTGCGGGCTCTGCTTGATTCTGCTCATATAAACAACGCCCCCACGATGCTCAAGCTCAAGGGCGGCAAGGTGTCTGGACAGAGCATCGTCGTTGAGCCTACTCAAGTCACCGAGATCGAAGGCGCACCGGGCGTGGACGACGTGCGCAAGATCGCGATGCCGATGCCTTTTAACCAGCCGTCAGCCGTGCTGTTTCAGTTGCTTGGCTGGCTCACATCCGCCGCCAAGGGTGTAGTGACCACGGCAGAAGAAAAGATCGCCGACGTGACATCCAGTGCGCCCGTAGGCACCACCCAAGCGCTCATCGAGCAGGGCGCTGCGGTGTTTAGCGCTATTCACGCACGGCTGCACACCAGCCAAGCACGAGTGCTCAAGATCATCGGGCGCTTGAACCGCTGGTACTTAGATGACAATCCTGACGAGATGAGCCAAGAGTTGGGCGTCACCTCGAAGGACTTTGAGAAAAACTCTGACGTTGTGCCAGTCTCTGACCCACACATCTTTGCGGAGTCACAACGCTATGCCCAAGTTCAAGCTCTCGCTGCGCGTGCTCAGGCTAACCCTGATCTGTATAACCGCCTTGCAGTTGAGAAGCGCATTCTTAAACAGATCAAGCTGCCTGACATCAATGAAGTACTCCCTGACCCTCAGGATGTTAAGGAGATGAACCCCGCGCTTGAGAACGTCGCGATGACGCTTGGTAAGCCCGTGGGCGCGTTTCCTGCGCAAGAGCACCTAGCACACCTGCAGGTGCACTTGGACTACGCCAAAGACCCGATGTACGGCGCGAGCCCCATCATGGCACCCGTGTTTATCCCGCAAATGCTCGAGCACTTAAAGCAGCACTTGACGCTCTGGTACCTGAACGCAATGGACAAGTACGCATCCGACGCGTTGGGTGAGTCGTTTGACATCCTGAAGGTGCAGCCCATCATCCAAGAGGCTCAGAAGCTACTCGCTGCGAGCTCGCAGCACGTTCACATGGACACGCAGCAGCAGTTTGCAGGCGTGGTGCCTGTTATGCAGCAGATGATTCAGACCATCCAGCAACTTAAAGCGCAGCAACAGCCTACTGACCCGTCAGTGCAGGCGCTTGTTCAAACCCAGATGGCCGAGACTAATCGCAAGGCGGCAGATGATCAGGCTCGCCTACAACTTGACGGTGCAAAACTCGCCGCAGATACGAAAGCCAAGCAAGAGAAGAACGTCGCCGACCAGCAGATCAAGGCGGCAGAGCTCACGCACGACATTAACTTGTTGACGCTTGAGCAGCAGCACGAATCACAACGTCAACAACTTGCAGCACAGCAGCAGCAACAAGTTCAAGCACAACAAGCAGCGCAAGAAGCACAAGCAGCACAACAATCCCAACCTCAGCAAGGAGTTTAATCATGTCAGAAGCAATCTCGCAGCACAAACGCATGGCTCAAGGTGAGACGATCGCTTTGGCAAAAGGCAAGTCAGTCATTCAAAAGTACGCCAAAGGCGGAGCAGTCATGGCCGAGGGCGGCGCGGCAAACCTACCCGCTAGGGGCGGCGTCTTAGAGCCCATGAAAGCCACTGGTGCAAAGATCGCAACCCTTAAAAAGGGTGGATTAGCCCCTAAAAAAGGAATGGGCTTAACGATCGCTATCGGCATCCCTGTGCGTAAAGCAGCGGGCCGTGGTCGTTAACCCAGTCAGCGAGCTGATCGGCAAGCTAAAAGAACGGCGCTTAGAACTAGCGCTGTCTCTTGCTGACGGCTACGCGATCAATATTGAGTCCTATCACCGTATGGTGGGTCAATACCAGGGCTTAGGTGAAGCCTTAGACATACTTGACAACATCTTGACTGAGAAGGACGAGGATTTGTAGTAAAACCGCGCCGAATGGCGCTTTTAACCAAGTGCCGAATGGCGCTTTTAGGAGTAGGTATGAAGGACTTTGAGACCCTCGACGAGGCGTTCCCACAGTGTGTGCATGGCATCACGCCACTTGGCGCTCGAGTGTTGTTACAGCTCAAAAGCGTTAAAAAAGCGAGTAAAGGCGGCATCATTCTCGTTGAAGAAACACGCGAAACTGAGCGTGCGCAGTCAATGATCGGCAAGGTCTTAGCGCTTGGCCCGATCGCATTCAAAAACCGTGACACTTTATCCGAATGGGGCGAAGGTATTTGGTGCTCTGTCGGTGACTACGTGCGCGTGCCGCGCTGGTCAGGTGATCGATTCACGGTACCCAACCCAAACGACGCAGAAGACCAAGTTTCACTGCAAATCCTGAACGATTTTGAGTTATGGGCGAAGGTTGACCCTGACCAAGTCTTGACCATGAGGCAATTCGTATGAACCCGACAGAAAAAATGGAAATGCAGGTCGACGAGGAGCAAGACGGCTCCGCGATCGCCCAATTACCCGAGGGCGAAGCGCCCGAAAACGACGAAAAGGTTGAGCTTGCCGAGGGCGGTGACGTTGATGCCAACGACGGGCTTGATAAAGACCCCGATCGTGAGGCAATTCGCGCTGCTCGGCGTGAAGAGCGCCGACTCAAGAAGTCTATTCACCGTGAAAAGACAAAAGAGTCGAGCCACCTGATCAATAACCTGCGCACACAGAACCAGCAGCTCTCGGAGCGCTTGGCGCACCTTGAAAAACGCACCTCTGGGGCTGAATTAGCCCGTGTTGACAAGGCGATTGACGACACTGAGGTGCAGATCGAGTACGCAAAAATGAAAATGCGTGAGGCGGTCGCAAATCAGGACGGTGATTCGGTCGTCAAGGCGCAGGAGCTGCTGTACGAGTCGCAGCGCAAGCACGAATCCTTGAAAAACATCAAGGATCAGGCAACTCGGCAGATGTCGCAGCCACCCAAGCCCACGATGAACGTGCCTGATCCGTCTGTTCAGCGCAACGCCGCTGAGTGGATGGAGCGCAACCCGTGGTACGACCCACAGGCGAAGGACATGGACTCGGAAATCGCTCAGCGCTTGGATAAAAAGCTCACCGACGAGGGTTATGACCCATCTTCGCCTGATTACTGGGAAGAGCTCGATGATCGCGTGTCAAAGTACTTGCCTCATCGCACAGGCACTGCAGCACCCGCCCGTGCAGCCCAACGCCCTCGCATGACGGGCTCTGGGCGTGAATCTGCGCCAACTGGGCGTGGTAACGAGTTCAGGCTCTCTGCTGACCGCGTGCAGGCAATCAAGGACATGGGCGCGTGGGATAACCCCGATCAACGCGCCAAGATGATCAAATCCTACGCAAAATATGACCGTGAAAACAAAAGGAATACATAATGGATAGCCGCTTAAAACGCAGTGCTGGCGAGAGCCGTAACAACCGTACCGAGCAGGACGCATCACGCGCAGCACCTGAGGAGAACTTTCCGATCGTGCGTGAGCGTCGTCGTGCGCGTAACGAGTTTCAGCAGACCGTGTTGCCAAATATCCCAGAAATCCCCGGCTTTCACCTCTGTTGGCT